TTCTTCGCAATAGGATGATGATGATTTGCAAGAAACTGTTTTGTAAACGCGGGGGCCCCGGACTTTTCTGTGCGAGAATACGCAAGTCCCACAGCATCAAAGACCTTTGCTACAGATGTAGCGACCCAAGGTTCAACCGTGACTCCAGTCTCTTTGACTATCTCCTCTATAAGTGATCCTTCTAAAGTACTTAGTTCTTTCTTAACTAACTCTGCTCTAGGTATATCTACTCTTACTCCCTCTGTTTTCATGTCCAATAGTAAAGGTGTAAGTCTAGTTTCTAAATCAAATATGCCACTGCACTCTTCTTTAGTTATTTCTTTTCTCAAATGATCCCAAAGTTTTAAAGTTATAAACGCATCATGCTCTGCATATGCACCAACATAACGAGGAGGTAGCTTCCACATACCAGATTTTGGATCTACCCCAAACTCTTCTGCTGCACTTCGTAACATCTTCTCATCTTTATATGTCTTAAGATAATCGCCAGCCAAAGAGTTAAGATTGTAGTACCTTCTGTTCTCATTTAACAATGGCGCTGCTACCATTGTATCTCTTATCTTACCTTTAACTTCTACACCCTCGGCTCGTAACCAACCTAAATCGTACAACGCATTGTGGAACACGAAAGTTTTTGTAGTATCACTACACAACTTAGTAAGCCATTGAAACACGGGTCTTCTTGGCATGTTACCCACTGTATGTCCTACGGGAAAATACCAAGAACTTTCTCCAGCTGCTACTGCAATACCTATAATATGTCCATCTTTCCTACACCAACCAGGTCCTAGTTTTAAAAGATTCTCATCTCTTGTCTCCAAGTCAATGGCTATCGTGTCATACTGCGATAGATCGGGTATAGTCTCGGGTGGTGTCCAATCTGAATCGACATTACCCCATGCCACATCTTTTATGTCTTGTTCCAATAAATGGTATTGGTCACTTGTCATTAATAATTTCTCCACCTAACGCAGCATACCCGATAATATCAATCCAGCTGTCATCGTGTTCTATTGTTTCTGCTAGTCTAGCTAGTTTTACACCAACCATACAAGCCACAACTTCTTGTGCCGTAACTTCTCTTGCCAATATAACAGACCATATCTTGGCTATTCTTTCATGATTAAATTTAGCAGGTCCATACTCTTTGGCTCTCGGCCCGTTGATTAGTTTTTCTGCCTCATCTAAAAAGTGTTTTCTATTCTTTTTCATAATTCAAATCCATATTGTCCCGATTTACATACTATGTGTAACTCTTTCTTTGCTCGAGTTACACCCACATACCATACTCTTCTCTCGGCATCTTCATCTTCACTCTCTACACATGCCTTCGTTGAATCTAATAATAATGCTACATTATCTGCTTCTCCACCTTTTGCTCTATGGATTGTAGATACACGGATTCTAGGATCAGCCGAGAGAATTTTCTCGCCTCTCCTTCGTACAGAGACTATGTATGCAGCAACTTGTTCAGATACTTTTAAGACGTTCTGCCATGTTACAAAGTTATTTGCTGTAAAGCCACACAATCTTTCTAAGTTACCTAATGAATATCCCTCGTCTGGTGGTCTTTCACTGTTAACATCCTCTAAGGTATACATCAACTTTCTGCCCGCCCTTGTTATATATTTAGGATCAATAAGTTTTGAAAAAGGTTTAAGTAAATCTGCTGGTACTGTCGCACCTCGTTGTAGTTTTATCCACACCTCTATTGCTACCAATACATTAATAGATACAGACCACCCTTCGCCTTCTCTCCAAAACACATAACCTTCGTCTCTTAAACTCTGACAAACTTTATTAGCTATGTAGTTTGTTCTTGTAAGAATTAACCACTCGCCTTCTCTGAAATCAACATCAAGAATATCATTATGCCATGTAACAAAACCTTTTTCTTTGGTTGGGTTCCATACTTTGTTTTCTCGTTTTGTGATTTGATCTGTCAGTCCTTTTGCAAAAGCAAACGGGTGTTCGGGAACACGATAAGATTTATCTAATACTATTTTATTTTTACTAGCATTAATAAAATTGTCTACATCAACACCCATCCAAGAATATATTGCTTGGTCATCATCTCCAGCATAATAAACACTTTTAGAATTAGGAACTAATACGTCTTTAACCATCTGCCATTGCAGTGGAGCCAAGTCTTGTGCTTCATCTATAATAAGTAAATCAAACTCGGGAGATGTGTCTTGCCATATAAATCTTTCTATCATGTCAATAAAATCAACTTTACGATTTGCTCTTTTATAATCTTTGAAAGCCTTGTCTAGTACCTTTAACTGTTGCCAACTCATGTTAGTAAAATTTAAACCTCTATGAAATTCATCTTCAAGATCAGTTTGTTTAACTCTTGCATACTGTATCAATGACATGTACTTATCGCCACCCGCACCTATATTAAAAAGTGCACCTTCTTCCATATTAATTGTTTGTGTGGTTCTGAAATCTAAACCAACAAGTTTACCTAGTTCATTATAATCACGGCCCGACATTACTTCTGATGTACTTAAGCCAAGCCAACTAAAAGCAAGTGAGTGTAACGTCCTAAAATAAACTAAATCTTTTGGATCTAAACCCTCTATATCTTTTAATGCTCTCGTCTTTGCTTCTGCTGCTGCTTTTCTACTAAAAGACATAAAAGCTATTTTTTTAGGATCAGTAAAACCAATTAACTTACTTTCAACTAACTTAATTAAAGTTGTAGTTTTACCCGTGCCAGGCGGTCCAAAGATTGTAATTTCTTTTTCCATTATTCTCCACATGTTCCTTTCGCATATATCTTGACTGCCTCGGGGTGTATCCTCCACAGTTCTTCTACTAAATATTCTTCTATTAGTTTTTTATCTTTTACACACTCATCATATGTTTTGAATACAACACCAGGGTTCCAAAAATTACACATTGCTTTACCACCGTTATATCTGCACTCCTCAACAAAGATGACACAAAAAGCTATTAAGACTTCCATTAGAACGGAACCTCCTCTTCTTCTATTGCAACAGGTTTAAGTTCTACTTCTCCACCAAACTCTGGTATCCACCAGACCCTTATAGATTTCCATTTACCTTGTGATGTTTGAAACTTTTTAACTACGGAACTATCTCCATTATTTATCTCTTTCAATCTCTCTTGGACTTGTGCCCTTGTGTAGTTATCAAACTTTCTATTCCTCAAGAATTCCATCAACGCATCTATCTTAAAAAAAGTTCTTGCGTCTTCTACATCTGTGTATGGTTTACCAATAACAACTTCTTCAAAACTCTGTGCTTGTACTCTGCCGGTGCAAAACAGTTCTAGGTAAGATAGAAACTGTCCCTTGTACGTCAGTTCTTGTGGCACGGCTATCTCATTGCAGTTCTCAAGCAGACCATTGACTTGTACTTCCCAATCTGCATCCTTCATCTTTGGTGGCATAAAGTTCAACTGCTCCATACATGCTCTCTGAAATAGCCTCGGTGCTTGTAGTTCTTCTGTTGTTAACTCAAGTCTTCTGCCATCTATATCCAAGAACCAAAGTCTAGGCTCCGATAGAATTACAGATAATCCACTGATAGCAGGCATTGATGTAGCACCAATACCATGCTTTAATCCACGACATACACTTTGATTACAATGTGATGACATGGGTTCTTCCTTACATAGATACTGATATTCTTTCTTCTCTAATGTAGATTGGACTGTCACTATCTCTGATGCTGGTAAAGGTGGTGTAAAATGTTTTACATTCAACTGCTCCAACTGCATCTTCCAATCATTTGGAGATGCCTTCTGTAAAAAAACTCCAAGTTGGAAAGCTGCCTTGTTTCTGCCACCCTCAAATATACCCATGCTCAATAATGACTTGAGGCATGGAACATAACCAGGAAATAGGTTTGGTTTACCACCCACAGATAGTTCCATGAATTTTTTGGGATCACACTTTATCTTATGTACTTGCTCTATGAACTCAGAAAGTGTTGCCTCTATATATTTTTTGCCAACCTTGATTACAGCAAATCGCAGAGTCTGTTCGGAATCAAAGTATGGTAGGTTTATAAAATTGCCTACATCCCCTCGCTCCACCAACACCTGCTCTTGCTTTGGAAATATCTCACAACGTCCATGTCCAAGTGCTGCTGCTATCTCGGCAGATTTATCTCTGAAATCGGCAGCTTCCATCCACTCCGTAAAGAAAAAGAATATATGTGCACCACCAGATTTACTACGGCACACGATACACGGTACTTTTAATTTTTCTAATTTGTCCACCAAGGCATTGTGATCCAAAGGATACTCATCAATATCTAATGCACCAAACTTACATTTGTTTTCTGCATTGATAGGTATAGAACCGACACCTTTTCTGCCGTCTACATGTCCTTGCATAAGTTCTAATGTTAATGGATTTCTTACGATAAATGATTTGGCTTTTTGTTTGCCGTTCATTCTTTGATTTGAAACTTCCGTCTGTCCGTGTGCTCCGTCAAAGCCTTCAAACGCAAGTAATAATTCTTCTGTTAAATTCACTCTTCTCTCCAAAAAATAAAAAGCCGTGTAGATGGAGGA